TAGCTGGTGGATAAAACTCAAACGATTCGCCCGTTTCTTCATCTACCGTGATAGTTTTATTTTTGATTCCTTTGCAAAACTTCTCGACTTCCTTTTGCTTCTCTTTTAATTCGTCGATTTGGTCTTGTAAATCTACCCATTGCTTGGTTGCACTAAAGTCGTATTTCGTTCCGACCTCAGCCACTTGCATCTCGACATTATGAACTTCGAATCGACCTTTGTCGTATTTAAGTAATTCATCGACTGCGCTTTCCTTTAATGTCTTCTCTAATTCGGAAAATAGCAACTGGTACTTTGATGCGATTGCAAGCAAAGACTTTATGTCTCTGCCACCTTCTTTGATTCCTTCATTGATTAAATGAACCAAGTGATTAATCTGAGCCTTGCTCATCTCTTGAATAGGGTTATGACCGAATAAGCCTATCTCAAATTGTTGGGGGTTAAATTGTATTTCTTCCATCGTTAAAAAGGTAAATCGTCATTAACTAACTCAGCACTTGGCTGACCTTGTATTGGTAATACTGGCGCTGGATTTGAAACTGGAGTGTTTAATCCTTCCGTTCCTTTTACCTTAAAGTTGCCCAAGATAGGAGCATTACTTTCGGGAGTTTTAACTCCGTCTTGCGTTACGAAACCGAAGTTTCCGTATTGGTCGGCATCCTCTTTTAAGAATCCGCTAATGTTAAGGTATGTACCTTTCTTACCTTTGTAAAATTTTGACTCATCTAATAAGTCGACATTGATTGAAATTGAAACTAACTTGCTCATTTGACTATTGGTTAATTGTGAAACTTAATTTTTTTGTTGTTAACAATGGTAATATATTTGGATTTGATTTAATCTCATTTAAGTAGTCATTATAGAATGATTTGCATCCCTCAATTGAATCAAGACTCTCTATAATATTTTTATAGTATTGCAATGGCTTAGTTTCTACTTGTAAACTTTTAGCCTCCTCCTTACCGTGAGTATTTGTAGCATCTGAATCCTTTGTGTCATCCAGTGCAAATAATCCGTTGAGTGCGTACTTCCGAGCATAAGAACTACTCGCCCCAGTAACCTGGCTTCCGTCCATTCCTTTTTTGCTTTCTTCTTCTCTTGCATATCCATCCGTTGTGTACGTTTCCTTGCCGTTTGTAAGCGTTGCGGTTGCCTTGATGTAATATCTATCGCCTACGTTAATTATCGTGTCGGAAATCGTAATAGAATAACCCATAGGATTAACTACTTGCTTGACCGCTTCAAGGATATCTTCAGCACTTCGGTAATTGTATTTACCAAATGAATTGAATTGACCTTTAGGTGCTTTAACCTTTGCTTGAATTTCTGCTAATTTGTTTTCCATTTTAGTCTAAGATTAATTGTTGAAATTTTGATTTGTAAACTCTTTCTTCTCGATACACTTTAGACCAAAAGTCTTCAATGCCATCGCAAAACCATGTGCAATGATAGAACCCAGCCTCATCTTGAAATTTTGCTTTGTACTTTATCATGTTAGTAAATGATTGGGATAATGTGGAACAATAATAAGTATCCGAATATTGCGATTGCAATGCTACCAATTAAACCTTCTCGGTCAGTTTGATAAAAGTCTTTGATGTACTCGATTGTTTTTTTCATTTGATTGTTGGTTTAAGATTGCCGAAGAATCCGCTTCGGCTCGGGTTATATTAATATTAAAATACTAAATTTTTAGGTAATTTTTTGCAGCAACTATTTCCGATTGGAAAACATCCTTGAGAATCATCTCCTAAATAATTTCTTTCTACAACTATAAAATCTGTTGTAATATGAATGTATTTAGTTTTATCATTTAAATTTGTTGGTTTGCCACATACAATACAAGCATCTTGGTCTTTTTTAAAATTGTAATCTTGGTCAGGATAAACTTTGATTGTATTTAAATCAAATGTTGTAGTTGAATTTGTCATTTTTTGATTGGTTTAAGTTTATTATTTGTTTTTGTTGAGACAAATATATACTTAATATTTTAAATAAAAAAACTTTATATAAAATTATTTTAATTATTTATTTAACGGTCATATAAAACAAAAATCCCCACCGATATGACCGATAGGGATTCTATTTACTTAAACCTATTTAACCTTAAACTAACTATGAAAAGACAAACTTAATACTATTTAACTATTTTACCATCTCTTATTTGAATATTTTGTACAAAACTTTTACCATTTTCTATTTCAACGATAGCCATCCCGTGATTGTGCATACTAAAAGGCATATACTTTGGACTAAGTAAAGTCAAGCATCCAGTTGAATACGTATTTATAAATTCTTTAAAACCAGTTTTCTTTTGAGTATTGCTTGTCCGATGAACGTGACCGATTAACGTATTACAAATAGTCTTGTTAAATAGATTCTGACTTGGATTGACTCCGCCTCCACCATATAACTCATGACCATGAAGAACAAGCAAATCGCCCATCTCCATTCCTTGCCAATCCTCAATCATTGTAATTCCTAACTTATCAAGCCTAAAGAATATATTAAATTGTAAATCATGTAACTGAGCAAATTCTTCAGCCTCATTATTTAACATTCTTGCAAATCTATTTTCATGGTTACCTAATTTATAATAAATAGGTATATTTCTAAAGATATCTCTTAGCTTTTGTAAAAAATCTCGATTCATATCTACCTCAAGACTCAGATTGCGGGCGTCTTTCGAGGTTTCGTGACGTGAAATTGAAAAAAAATCCTGGACGTCTCCATTTAAATAGAGGCAGTCAATCTCTTGTTCCTTTAAATGCTTGATAGCGCAAGTCAAAGCAGTAAGGTCATGATAAGGAAAGTGAATGTCAGATAATATTCCAATCTTCTTTAAATGCGGAGGCAGTTTTGCAGATAAATATTCTTTACCAATACTTGCTTGTATTCCAAAATTATCAAGAGTTTCAAGATTATAGTTTGCGACTACTGGCGGAATGATTTTATTTATTTCTTGAGCCGACCTATCCTTTGAAGTTATATTCTTTTTAATCATAAACTTTCTTAAAGATTCAGCATTTTGATAGCCATACATTTCAAAAAATTGTTTATGAAAATCATTTTTACTCATATTTGTAGAGTAAAAATGCTCTCTAATCTTTAATACTTTATCTTCCGTTTTCATATTCTTCCATTAAAACATCGACCAAAAATTCGATATTGTTTAGCACTTTCATTCTTAATACAAAACCAGCATCATCAACGTGTTCGATGTTTTCTAAGACATCCATCATTGTAAACAATAAATCATTTGCTCTTGATTTTGGTTTTTCCACTGGCTCAATGTCAATTTTATACATGAAATATTCTTAGATATAAGTAACCAAAGATTATAAGTCCTTGAAAAATAATGGTTAAGATACACCAAGTTGGAATGATATTGGTTATTTTTTCTTTATTAGTTGATGAATTATCAGATTTTAAACTTGAAACATAGATATTTTTATATACGTTTTCAATTGAATCGATATTTACCGTAGCTTGAATGTTGCCCTTATAAGACCTGATAATTATCTTGCCTTGTGGAACGGTTATCTTTGAGTAAAAAGTGTTTAATATGCCCGTAGAATCGCACGGATTCTCAATGATTAGCGTATCATATACCGCATTGAATTTGGTAATTACTTTGTAGTCACGGATTGTGTCTACACGAATTCTTTCCTTTTCGATTATGACCGACTTTTGTGGCTTACACGAAATAAAAAAGTTTGCAATTAGCAAACCGATGAGTAGTTGTTTCATGAAAAGTAAAGTTCGGATTCTGCTTGTCTTCTTAAGGTAAGTCCATTCAAGACTTTGCCTCCACTTTTATTCCATTTTAAAAATTCTAACTTGATTAAAGGGTCATTTGGATTAGCATTGACTTTCTTTAATAAGGTGCTTTTCTTTAAAGACCCAGCGCCCAAGTTATAGCAAAATGATACCAGTGCATCAAATTGGTTTTGGTTAATGTCATCACGGCAAAACGAGTCAACGCTCCTTTCATAATGTTTAATAACATTTAAGAATATATCCGTTGCTCTTGCTTCACTTATTGGCGCATCGGTCATTTTAACCTTAGTGCCATCTTCGTAATAAGTGCAACCGATTGAAATGGTTGGGATACCAGCGGGACATAAATAAGGCTTGAGTTTAACTCCCTCAAACTTCTTTATTAGGTTTAGTCCTTTTTGGCTTATTTGGTTGACTTTCATCTAGTTTTGCTCTTAATTCTACATTCTCAGAACGTAGATTATGAATCTCGGTTGTTAGCGATTCAACTTTATCTTTTAAGTCGGCAACCTCTGCTTTCAAATCCGTTGCCATTTCTCGCCAAATTTTAATTGCTTCTTGAACGTTGGTAATCTCGGAAGATTGTACCTCAATTTTTTCTTTCTTGCGACCAAATAACCAAGTTACTAATGAGCCAAATAAACCCGTTACGCCTGGTATTACTATCTCTTCCCAATCATTCATTATTCGCCTTCAGTTTCAGGTGCAACTTCTTCTTGAGTATCAGCTAAAGGAACGATTATTCTCTCGGTTAATCCTAAAGTCTCAAGCGCCCATTTAACAATAAAAGAATCATCGACTCCCCATTGCGCCACGATAGGCTCAGGGATTATTAGATTGCCTTCTTCAATCATAGGATTAAATTGGCTCATTAATTTGAAATACAAAGTTTGCTCAGGCTTTTGAAGAGCGTAATTAACGACCTTGATTTCTACTCGGTCTGCTATTTCTCTTACTCCTTTAACTGGCTCAATGAATACTATCATATTAGTCTTTAATAAATATTTCTAATAATTGTGCTTTTGCTAACACGGTAAACGACTCTGAATCTTTTACAAATCCTTTTAAAGTTTCTTGGTCGGATTTATCTAAATCTAAGACCTCGCCCTTAAATAACTTCTTTGCCCAATCCCAAAATTTAAGTGCATCTCCTTTAGATGCGGAGGCTAATGCGCCAGCTAACATTTTACCAGCGTTACCGCCTTCAAAAACTTGGTCATCAAGACCGATAAAGTCAAAGTTAAAATCTAATTTCATTTGGTTGTTTGTTTAGTTTACAATCATAAATAGCTATTATCCAAAATTTTACCAATATCTAAA